TCTTTCATAAAGAGAAAGAAATCCTCATCAAAGAATTTATGGATTGGTGCAGAAAAGGCTACAGTAGAACCATCTCCTATTTGTGTTTCCAATTCTAGATTTTTAGCATAGTTCTTAGTAATGTTTCCCGAAGAAATAGTTAGTTGGTTTTCTTTGTGATTCAAAAGGTAAATTCCTGTGTTGATGTTTTCACACATATTGATTGCTTCACTGAATTCTCTATGATTAATCAAGATACCCGATTCAAATTGGGTCTTGTTAAAGGAAGGTAACTCTCCCGAAACAGGTTCAATAGAAGAAGCAAAGGGTAGTTTCATGCCCATAATAGTATTAATGGAACCGAAATTAGGATGCTCGTTTATCAAAGAAAGAGTCAAAGAAGTATCTTCTGTTTGTATCTGTATTGTGTCGTTCAAATACATGATAACATCTCCATTCATCTTTTTTAAGAAAGGAGACATTTCTTTTGCATTTACACAGAACGGTTTTAGAGTTGGGTCTTCAACCGTACAATCTAAAGTTGAACAAGCAATAAAGGACATATCAGCATTCCAAACTTCTAGTCTTTCTTCTCTGTAAATCATAACCACATTTTTTCCTAGCATGTCGGACTTAACGCCTGTACCTGTACCATACTTGCCTCTTACCATTAAGTTAGAAAGAGTCTTTTCTAGTGTCTTTGCATCTACTGTAACTCTCATATCTTCATCTCCTTTACGCTATCAATACCTGTCCAATCTACGGAACCATCTCTAGCCACTGTTAAGAAGGTATAATTCTTACCTACTAAGGAAGGATAGTATTTACTACTTTTAACAGTAGCAACAAACTCAGTACCTTTAGCGGTGATTCTCTGCTTAGTACTAATAATAGAATAAAGTCGGGAGTCTAATCTATTCCATATTGGTTGGGGTGGGTCATCTCTAAATGGTGGCTTAGTGTGTGTAATGTAGATTTGATGACAGTTAAGTTTCAAAGATTCTTTCAAAACTTCTCTGTAAGGTTGGTTTCGTTGAAACCATTCTTGTTGTTTTGTAGCCTTCATTTTACGCATTCGGGAATTCTCCATTCCTGTCATGTAAAGAGTACAGTAATCTAGCCAAGTATCTACTCCATCCCAAACGAATAGAATAGGTTCTTCCGATGATGCTATTTCATTTTTCACTAGAGCAATGAAAGAACGAATGTTACCTTGAGTTTGGTAAGGTAGAAATTCTCCATCTTCGTCATAAGCCGCAGGGTTAAAAATTAGAATTCTATCTGTACTGTTATGATTAGCCTTCCAAGTAGGGACTGCTCCTTCGTCACAATCTAAGTAGAATGTCTTTATTCCTGTGTCCATAGTTATGCCGGATTTTCCTGTTTTTGCATCACCTTCAATACCCAATAGTAGATGGGATTTATTGCTAGTGTTTGTCTTCTTTTGTTCGTTAATTAGCCTTTGAACCAAATCAACATCAATTGCGGTTTGGCTTTCTTTGCTTACTAAATTTTTATTTTGTATCATGTGTATTTCACCTCTTATTATCTTTCCAAGTTTCTAGTAACTTGGTAACTTCTTCTTCTTCGTTAAAAACTAGTCTAACTTCTTTACCTCCAATGTGCATTTTTACATGGAAGTTATTGTCGTCCCAATTCTGCTTCATGGTGATAAAATCTACATCTCGTAAATCAACCATCCACTTTCCGTCTTCATAGACAAAGTTTGTACCTTGATATTCAATCATCAGTATTCCTCTCCTGTCCAACGGCAGTAACTAGACATGAACTCTTCAAAGAATTTCATAGTAGTTTTCTGTACGATTGTCCCTCCACTTGAGTAGAGTTTCACGGTGACATAATTATCCGGTTCGTGGTTCCAACTAATGTGTTGGATATTTTCAAACCTAATAAATGCTAAATCTGTTTTTATTGCTTTTCTATATAATTTCATATTAATTCCTCTAAGGATAGGGCATTGCACCCATCCGAACATCAGTTTCCCCCAAGCCCATGTTTACACTTGTTTACGATAACTCACCTATAGGTGATTGCTACATTGTGAGTTAATGGGAATCAAAACCAATCTAGGTCTTCCTCCGTAGCCTGTTCAATCTCTACTACTTGACCTCGGCGTTCTTTTACAAGAAGCCCCGTAAGGTTGATAGTAACAGGTTGTAGTCCTTCGTCTGTTTCCCTTTGTGAAGTTCTACCGACAACAGTAACGGCGGAGCCAATACCAAAGTCAATGTCCACATTTTCGGGAACCCAACAAGTTACCATACCGTCATTCTCGTAATCAAAGTCTGCGGCTAGGTCAGTAATGTTAATGATTCTATTACCGTTACCTGTAGGTGTCATGTTGATATTACAAACAGTACCGTTAGTAATAACAAAGCGTTTTGGTGATGGTAAATCACGCAACTCATCGTGCTTGTCTTGTAGGTTTCCTAGATACACGACATTGTTAGGTGCAACATTAGCAATCATGTTAGTCATGTTTAAGGAAGAAGTGTCACGGTAAAGGTCACTGTTAGGGTCTTGTTCTTCGTTAATTCTCAAACTACCAATGGTCTTATCGGTGAATCCATAGATAAATCCATCTCTATTAGAATCCTTAATGACAACCATATTCAACCATGAGAATGTCTTAGGAGTAAATTCAATTCCTCCCTTGTTCTTATAGGAGAAGTTGTAAAGATTGTACTCTTCGTCATCTCCTACCTTACCAATAAAGACACCACTTCTACGCATTACTGAGTTTAGTGGCTTACCGTAGTTTTTGTTTTCGTCACCGTTTTGATAGCGAGCATTGTTGTCCAAAGGAATGATGATAGAACCATCTTCTAATTCCTGTACGCAGTCGGGTAGATTCTTAACCTTTCTCTCTTGGATTGCATCATTGTGGAAACGGGAGACTGAATAAAATCCATTCTCTGCTTCTTCAACAATAGCAACGAATCCCTTTTGATGAGCGTTGTATGGGTCATTCTTCCATTCTTCTACGGCTCGTCGTCGGTTGTATTCGTTTAAGTCTCTTGGTTCTTCAAGAGCCAAAAAGAATCCAAAGGCTTGCTTTGCAAGTCCCCCTCCCCCTCCGGTGGTTGTTGTTGTGTTCTGTGACTTTTGGCTTCTAATTTGTTGTGCGGCGTAACTACGCCATAGTGCGATAGCAATTGGGCTATCAGCACCCACACCATTTTCGGCACAAATTTCGTCAAATTTCAATTGAGCATCCTCTAGTGGAATACTCAACTTCTCTGCGGCTTTTACAATTTCGTTTTGCATTTGTTTTTCCCTCCTATATTAGTTGGCCTACCATCCATGAAGCAAGCAATTTCGGGGTCATGGTGGTAGAACGCCACTCCCCTTCTCCAATTACTCGCAGGAATTTCAATTTCATTTTAGACTCCATATCACACTTGATTGTGTAATCGTGGAGTCCAATACAGATTTCCTTTACGGAACGACCTGCGTAAATAGACTGATGAATTTTTTCAAGTGAACCATTAGCATTTCTATTTACAATTTCATTTATTATTTCTTCGTACTCTTCTAGACCTTTTTCAATTTGTCTCGTTAGTGTTGTACCCGACACGATACCGGCCTGTAACTCGGTAAGTGTTCTACGCAAATCACCATGAAGAGAGTATATGAAGGTTCCCAAATCCTCATCCGTTAAGTGAGTATGTGCTTCCTTCTTCAAAATCATTTTCGTGATTCTCAATACTAAATCATAGGGTAAAGGCTTGAATCGGTAGTTTGCACATCTACTTTGAAGTGCGTGAATGATTTTGTTTTTATCATTGCAAGTAATAATAAATCTAACATTGTTAGAGTATCTTTCCATGATTCTCTTCAATGCGTTTTGAGCATCATTGGTCATCCCATCCATCTCATCTAACAAGATGATGCGAAAGGGAACAGTACCAATAGTACCGCTTTGTGCGATTTCTTTAATCCGTGTTCTAACTGTTTCTAGTCTTCTATCATCGGAGGCATTTATTTCAAAGAAGTTTTCTTTGACATGAATACCTAGAATAGCATTAGCAAGAACAAAGGCTACACTAGTTTTACCTGTACCCGATGTACCATAGAGTAGAACATTGGGCATTACTTGTTCTTTAGCCCAAGACTCTGCATCCATTACAAAGTGTTCTTGTCCTACAATTTCACTTAGTTTAGTTGGTCTGTATTTCTCTGTCCATAGCATTATTCAATCATCTCCTTCATTCGTATCAATGCCTGTTGCTCAAAGTTCCATTCATCTTCGGGAACATCACGGATAAGTTCAGTAATGTCATAGTCCGATAGGATGCTACGAATATCTTTACGCAACCGCTTGTATGCTTCAAGGATAATTGGTGCGTCTGCGATGAGTAATTTATTTGCCTCGTTAGCCATATTTACTTTCGTGCCTTCCCAATTATCATGTCCTTCGTATTTGTCTGTGTTAATCATTAAATCGCCTCCAATTTATATTTTATATCTACTATCTTACCTTCAACTTCTCTAATTGCTCTAGGTAATTCAATTTCAATATGATGGGGTTTGCAAATATCTACCCAATTTAAATTGTCGTAAATCATTTCTATGTCTATCAATTGTTCTAGTAGTTCGTTGTAGTCTCTTAGATTGTTTTCCATTTCTTTTACTCTTTCTACTGCGCTCATTTTTATTCCTCCTTAAAGAAATACCTAAGAGCAGAAGGCAATTGTTCAATTATCTTCGCTCGTATTTCATCGTTCATTCTAGATTGGTATTCTCTAGACATTTTGTTAATTTGATTATAAGATTGAATACTGTCAATCTTTGAGTTAAGTTTGTTGTTCATGTGCATTAACCTATTATTGATAATTTTAATCTCTCTTTGTATGTCTTCTATTTTAATTTCTATTTCTGTCTTCATTTTTATTTCTCCTTTAATTCCCATAGGGATATTTTGTTTGGTAGATAGGAATGTCTACTAAACTCTTTTTGTCGCATAATCTGTCCTATTCTATTAGAACAAATTCTACTGTTCTTCAACTTAATATTGTTAATTAGTCTTTCTTTTAATTCAAAAGTACTAAGAGGTGACTCATCAGTAAGTACTAGTACTATTTCTTTTTTAATTCGTTTATAGTTTCCCGATGATTTACTCTTTCCCATTCTCTTCCTCTCCTACTTCCCATTCAGCATTCTTACCTGCTCCTATTTTAGTAAATTTACTAGATTTTAAAATGGAGCCTAATTGATTAGCAGTTATGCCCCACTTGGTTTTTCTATTAATGTACTCAAATATTTCTTGAGTTGATTTTTTCCCACTACTAATATATTGTTTAATTTTATCAGCGTGTCTTTCTGTTTTTTTCTTTTTGCTCATAGGAATTCCTCCAATGAAAACTGTTTAGTCTTTTTCTTTCTAATACTGAGTGTTTTCTTCTCGCCTAATCCCATCAGTCTACATTCTTCATTGTTGAATTTTGACATGGCGTGTTTTCTAAACACATCATCCTGTATTAATTGCTTGAACAATTTATGTTCATGAGGGGCCAAGCCCACCCTCTTTAGTAGTCTAGGAACCTTAGAATATTTTCCTCTTTTAGGCATCGTGGCCCTCCTAAACATCTTGCCTTCGTGACAATAAGCAAGCATCTCATAGAAGTAGCGTTGAGGCCAACGGCGTTTAACTACACCATCAACAAAGAGTAACTTGTTTGGGTGTAGGTTTTCATTTAACCACGAAACAATTTGAGTATCTGCGGGCTTGTTGAACAAAAGTAATTCTCTAATTAAGTCTCTGTCTCCGCTTTTTAGATATTCATTTATTAGACTAAATACATCTCTTTCATAGGAAAAGGGTTCTTCACTTCTAGGTGCTATTTCTTTCAACTGTTCTTGTATGTGTTGTTTAGTACCAACTCTTTTAATTTTACAAATCTTTTTTATTTCTATAGGGACTGATTTTTGGTTGATGGAGGTTAGTACTACTTTCCCTCTATACTTAAGAATAATATCTACTATTTCTTTCGTCATTGGTTTATAGTGCAGGTCTTCTATAATTATACCTACATCAGTAGGTATAGAGAAAATATCCTTTATGTCAATATCATTAGCATATTGATAAACTGCGTTAGGGAATAATTCCTTAACTTTAGTTGTCTTGCCCGTTCCTGCCTTTCCTACAAAAATTTCTGTTCTGTCTTTATTTATATCAGTCAAACCCATTTAGATTCCCCTTTATTATTAGTATTTGTTCTAGACCCTGTAGGGTCAAATGTTTTTTATTTTGGACTATTTCGTATATTCTTCTAAAGTCTGCGAGTTTCTTTGAAAGGGAATCCAACCCTCTAGGTATAATATGTAATATATGTTCTATATTAGTTTTGCTTATTACTAAACGGTCGCTTTGTAGACTATGCGGAAAATTCCGTTGTGTCAAACTTCTAGACAATGCCGATAATAACTCTTGATTAGAAGACGCTACTATTATTTGAAGCGTGCAAGAATACCCAATGTTTGTGCTTTCACTAATTTCTACCTTAGAATAAAAATTACCCTT